AATCTTTTGATCTGCTGGTATCTCAGGATTTAACATTATATCAGATGCTCTATCCCTTATTTGTTTCTTTAACAAAGGCACTGAAGTTTGATGGTAAGTTGCTAAAAACTCAGGAGGTAGATCACCGCTTTTAAGGATACCTTGATCGACTGATTCAGCAGCAGCTTCTAAGTCTGTTTTTAAAGTGGTACTTAATTGTTTAAACTCCTCTATTTTATTAACAGCAACACCAGCATTCAAACGTTCACTAGCTTCTCTACCTTCGCTCCATGAATCTGCGTCTATACCCTCATCTCCTAAGTAATCATCGAATGTATATTCTTCTTCTCCATCTATTGATCTCTTAGGGTGGACTTTTATATAGTTCTCTACTATTTCATCCCGCCTTTTCGGAGAGCTTAGGTTGGGTTGTAGGTCAGCATATTCTTTTGCACTAGCCAACGCTACTCTAGTTCCCATTACTGATTCATTAAATATAGCTGGAGCACGGTCTGGATCGTTATAAGATATTTCCCTAAGTAGTTCTTCGAAAGCTTGAGCGGGTGATACCTCTTGGTCAAATATCCTGTTCTCTATATAACCTAATATTTGTTCGTCGGTTTGGCTAGGGTCCATGTAACGGATAGCATCTGATAAAGCTCTTATGTTATTAACAGTTCTCCTAGTAAAGTTACCATCTTCATCTGTCTTTAGGAACTTATCCTTAGACATTCGTGCAGGTAACATACGTATACCTTGGAATAACAAACCTTTAAATTCTGTTACACTCTCTGTTTTATTTTCTTTAGATAGAGAAGCTAACTTATTCCCTAACTCTTTTTGAATTGGAGTAAGAACTTTTAAAGCATCTTTAGACCGGAACACTCTATTATCGTTTATCTCTAGCAACTCAACACCCCTCAATAAAGAGTTAGCGTCGTTGTATCTTCTATTAGAAATAAGTGTGTTAGCTCTAACAGCGATCATATCAACCAATAGTTTATTACGATCTTGGTTGTTTAATGTAGGAATAGTTTTTTTAAGTTCGTCCTCTACAAATAAAACTACACTCTCAACTTGACTTGATGTTACGTCTTCTTTTGTGCTGTACAAAGCATCCAGTACTTTTTGTCCTTCGTCTCCTATTTGAGCGGACATAAAACTTTCTCTATTCTTGGAATACTGCTCCAATAGTTTAGCTTTGTACTGCGGAACAACTGAGTTCCATAAAGCTTTAGAAGCCAAACTATCCGCCACATCTCCACCTAAAGCTTTACTTAACGACTCCCATTCTTTGTTGATCGCTTCGTCAATAGCTTGTGATGTTTGTTCTCTCTTCGTGTACTTCTGTACATCTACTAAGGATTCTGCTTGTTGTTGTAAACTAGGAAGCGTAACTGTATTCAAGTGCTGCTTCAATAACACCTGATCAAACTTCTCTTGTTCTCTTTGTTCCTCTTGAAACTGTGCAGCTTGTGCTTTCTCTAACTCTATATCTCTAACTGCTTCCTGTTGCTTATACCCAGCGTATCCTTTCATTAACAACCCAGCTTGTTCTAAGTCTCCCGCAAATTGTAATATCTTAGGAGGTGGTGCTATGGGTTGTGCTATTTTGTATTGATATTTAGGTAACCCAACAGGTTTAACAGCAGGTGCTTCACCTAATCCTTTTACTTGTACTCGTTGTGTCATTATCTTTGATTTAGAGGTCCACGAGTTGGCAATGTATATTGGTCAGTATCTGGTAAGTAAGTAGATATACCCATTCCAGTGTCAATAGCGGGGGGTCGTAATACATTTTGAAAACTTTGACCAGCAGTGTAACCGCTAAGACCGCCACTTGCTATACTTAAAGCACCTCTCAAAAAGCTAGGTTGTTGAATAGGTTTACTCAGTCCTAATATCTCCTGCTCAGATGCTAGACCTAACTGTTCAAGATTCAAACCGTGACGCATTGCATAAAGTTTATCTTGCGATGTAAGTGCAGCTACTTGTCCAGCTTGTTGTCTGATATAATCATCCATTAATGCTTGAACAGATAACCCGGATACGCCAGCTTCTAAAGCAGCCACGCCAGCCCTAGAAGCAATAGCCTTACCAGCTTTAGCGGCTCTTCCTTTTTCTTGAACTACGGCTTTTTCTTGTTGCTGTCTCTCTAATAAAGCAGCTGTTCTTTGGAATCCTAACTTTTGTTGAGCAGCTCTTATCTGTTGAGACTGTAACGCCATCTGTGCTCTAGCTTGCTGACGCTGACCTACGAAGGAGAGTCCCGCTGTTGCGGCTCCTGCTATTGCTCCAACTGCTGCCAAAGGTAAACACATATACTTACTTCCTCTCTAATATAAATGACAGATAGCTTTCGTACTGACAATCGTTAAACTCTGCACCGAGCCACTCCAACCATTTAATACTCAACGTGTTACTCTTCATAACAAAGTTAGTGAGATAATCAAAGCCATCTAACAAGTCCATCATGCGTTCCTTGGAGTGCTTCAAAAAGAACTTCTTAATCTTTGGTAATCTTCTAGTACCTAATAACCAAGCACTTCCGATATTAGTACCTTCGATAGGAGCTACACCAAATGAACAGTACAAGTTATTCATATCATCTTTTACGCTGTAACACTTACTAGATGTAGCGTAAGACATAATAACAGCGTCACGTGGGTGGTGCATAAGTCCGAGGATCTCTAACATATCTTCCTCCCGCAGGTCTTCGTACAGATCAAATGAATCCATATCACCGTGTGCTTCATCTATTCTAAGCTCCATATCTTCTACTTCTCGGTATCATCATCGATTCAAACTCTGCAGCTAATATCTTAACTGGTAAAGCAGAATCGGTAACAACCTCTATCTTTGCTTCGTTAGGTTGGCACTGTACCGGGAAGCGGAAGTGACCGTCTTGAGGGGTGAAACTATTAAGTGTTAAGTTAGCTCCCAGTATATCAGGATTGAATGCGTAGCTATATTTATCCCTGTACTTCGGGGTTACTTCAACGGTGAAGTGTCCAGTCTCTGCGTAGTTCAAGCTACCAGTACGAATCGTTTGGAATGCGTAATCAGATGCACTTCTTCCACCACGCTCTGTTGGTTGCTTTAGTGTTTGATCGGAGAACCTGTACAACATATTGTACGGAATACCAGCAAAGAAATCAGTAGATGTAAGATCTCCACTCACTGTACCCTCTGTAGCTGATGTCCTAGTAAATGTTACGTTATGTCCGTTCTTTGTATATACAGTAACATCTGTTGGGTCATACGGGAAACCGCTAATCGTAGTAGTCTTATCAACAGCACTATAGCTAGTAGTTAATGTACTACCGTCTATCTTGCTGTCTAAGTATAACATATAATCCAACCCTTGATCTTTTATACCGTCTTCAAGTGTAAGCTGTTCGAGGTGTAACCCGTCATCATCCTTAGTTAGCAGATGCAAGTTACTGTCGATAAAGTCAAACCCTCGCACCTCCCGACCAAAGGTGAACTTCATCCAAGCACTTTGTATCTTTTCTTTATTCGACCAGAAGTACTTATATACAAACAATGTATTACGATCATCACTAGAACTAACAACGATAGTATTCTCTGCTTGAGAACCTGCTACCTTCTCTACTTGTGAAGCTATATACTTAGGTATTTGTTGAGTAATCTCTTCTGCTTGGAATGTCTCTGTATTGTTATCAACAAAGTATTCGTACATCCCTTCAAAGTCATTCCGTCTAAAAGTGAAGTATATATAATTACCTAGAGCTATGGGTTGTACACTGTCTGATATATCGTACTCAGTAACAGGAGATATAGATACAGTCTTAGGACTTAATATATCTGCTCCACGTAATACAAACTGTGACTGCTTACTGAATAACATCAGCTTCTCTTGGAACGGTACAGCGTGTTGAAGAACAGCTACTTTTGTATGACTCAGTCCAACGTCTATCGGTGCACTATCTAGTAGCTGTTGTGTGGTAGTACGGAAGAAGTTAAAGTATTCATCTGCTTCGCTAAAGATAACATTGCTATCTGTGAGGAATCCTAAACGGTTCTTAAAGAAGAATACATCGTTGATCTTATTACCTACGAAAGATGGGAATGGATTGGTTTCGTCGTTACCCGCTTGTCTCTTTCTCCAACCACTTACAGCTGGGGGTACTAAGTCTAAGTCTTCTTCGGGTGATTGTGCTTTAAAAGAAATAACGTCACCACTCCCGTTTAAAACAGGAACAAGAGTGATAGGCATCGTAGTAGCATCTAATTCAAATTCTATCGGATTAAGAACACCACTCTCTGTCTCATCTCTTGTCCATCCTACAGTCTCTACCCAAGTACCCTCCCCAAACTCACTCTTATCTTTAGTAGTAAATCTTACAAAGTAATCGTCTTGGTCTATGTCAGCGTCTCCTATTACTTTAACTTTAAAGTTATTAAAACAAGATTTAGGTAAGTCTGTTATACTAGCTACTTCTTGATGTGCTAAACCTAAACCTTCATTCGCTAAACCGTCCTCCACCCTAATCTTAAAAGGACCGTCGTCACTCTTTACACGAATAACGCTGCCTTTTCTAGTTATCTCTAAGGATGTTCTAGTAGCAAGCGTTGCTGTAAATGTAGCGTCTGAACCTGTATGTTGATCGGAAATATCTAACCATCCGTCGTTGTATCTTACGTAAGATTTAACAGTAAATATTAAAGGATAAGTCGCTTGGTCTGTGCTAAAATTATTACCGCTCCTATAAATATCAACGCTTGTTATTGGTCCTTTTGCTGGGTCCCCTGAAGCATTTACGGTAGCAACTCCTAAAGCAACAACATCAGAAAATGTAGGCTGTGTTATTTCAACTTCTACTTTATATATTTCCGATCCGCCAAGATAATCACTACCACCACTTGTAACAGTAATAGTATCTATACCTGAAAGAGTGCCGTTAAATTCATTGCTTAAACAAAGTGCTAAATCTTGTGCTATATAACCAGTGTCTGCATACTTAGCTGTACTACTACCACCACTGATATAAGTAGCAGGTTCAAAACCATGCTGTGTGTATGAGTGTGGATTAGAGGCTAGAGTACTAGATAACGGAACTAAATTATCGTCTATGTATATACTGTAAGCTTTATTATAATCTCCTAACTTAACAAAGATAATAGCTTCATCCTCAGGTACTTTACTTAGATCAGTTGTGTTTTTAGCTACCGTCTTTTTGTTATTAACAAGGAACGTATAGTCAGCTACTGTCAATGCTCGTAAGTCTTTCAGTGGATTTGTTATACCGCTAAGATAGCTAGTAGCTGTAGCAGTAGTAGTTACTGGTATATTGTTTCCAGTATCAAGATCAATAACACCGACACCCCCTAAAGAAACAGCAACACAGTACTTATTCTGTTCATCTCTCTTTACGAAGTGCGTGAATAAGTTAGCACCGGGATCACTACTGTCTATCTTCTTTGTGTATGTAGTAGGTGGTCTTTTAACCAACCCCTCAACAACAGTAGCCCAAGCATTTATTTGCTCGTCACATTGACCGGGATACCTGAGATTGTCAGGCTGTTGTGATACTCCCTGTGCGAGATTCGGTACACTGTTTACTAACAGAGGCATCTCTTATCTGTCTAATACTCTTAGTACGCTGTAGTGATCAAAGATAGTTCTGTCAGCATTTTCAGAGTCACTATCAATAGCACGTGCTTTCGCTTCGATCTCATCCCGTAAAGCAAACCCTTCGATCTCTCTGCTTCCTAAGAATCGATTAGCAAAGATACGAGCTGCTTTAACTGTGATGTAATGACGGAACTGCTCAGGCATATCTGTAAATGCTAACTCAAAAGTAATAGAGGCTTTCACCTCTTTGGTCCATACATCCGTGTGATTCTTTCTGTCGTATAACAAAAGTCCACGTTGTACTGGATCACTGTCTGTATAAATTTGTGGGTCTAAGTCTACCTTTAGCGTGTTGCTTGGTAAGTTAATCTTAGACGTTGAAGCATCGGGAGTAAGTACGTACTCGTGCTCCGTATTAAAATGCCAACCCTCTGACTGTATAGCTTTACTGGTTTCGTCGAGGACTGCTTCTGCTTGAACGACTGTAACAGGAACTGCTGTACCTCCAAGTGTATTAACCGGGGCTTCCCCGATAACACTGATCATTGTATTTACTGCATTTAGTTTAGTCGTTAAAGCCATGATGTTCTATAAAGTATATAATCAGTGGAGGGGAGCGGAACGAATCACAGACCTCCCCAACACCGAGAGAAGAGCGTTACGCAATCAGTTCGATAGCACACTCAGGACGGAGAACTCCGTGACCCATAGCATACTTA